CACATGGCTTTCTTTAAAGAAGCATCTTCTTCACCCTTGTAAAGAACTTTTACTTCAGGCTTGCCATCAGTTACTTTTTTAAAGATTTCAAACTCAGGAGTTTTTAATTTTTGTGCTTCTTTAGCAGCCTGTTTAGTATCAATTACTTCCCTAGCCTTGGCTGTTGTATCTTTAGGTGGGGCTTTAGGTTCTGTACGAGGTGGCTTATCTTTATATAAAGGTTTATTTTTAGGACCAGTTTCTTGTGTTAAAGACCCAGTAACTCCTCGTCCCTTTTCGGCTATCATTAATTTTTGATTTACTTTATTAATTATTTCTTGAGTAATTTTAACGTTGTTGTTAACAGTACCTAATAAGTCTTTAACTTTATCACGCTTTATAGCAAGTTTAATACGATTAGTAATAGATGTATTTTTAACCCATTTACCATTTTCGTAAACCATAACGTTGCCGTACTGGTCAACCTTTGCGTCTTTCATTACCATTTCACCTTATCTGCCCAGTATGCTGCGGACATTTTGCCCTTAGCAATATTACGACCGTGGCGAGCCTTAAACGAGGCACGCTTCTTTTTCATGCGGTCACCTTCGCCAGCCTTTGGTTTGCCCGCAGTCTTTGCACCCTGTTCACCAAATCGAATAGTCTTAACTTGACTACCTTCTTTAGCCACTACAATGTGTGACTTCTTAGGATGAGTAGGAGTACGCTTTGGTTTGTTGTAACCTGATACGCCTGCTCTGGCTAGGCGTGAGTCTTTACTGCTTGCCATTCTTAGTTGTCCTAGGCATTGGAGGAACCTTGTATCCACCGCTAGTAAATGGTTGGTTGCCAGTTGGGTCAGCAATCATTTCACCTGCACGGTGCTTGTAATTAATATGCTTACATCCACAAGTTGCACACATTATATAACTCCTACTTCATTGAGGGACTTAACGATTTTCTTATCTTGTAACTTCTGAGCAGAAGCAACAGCGGTACCGCCATCATAGGCTTTGCCCATATTCTCGGATGCCTTTACAGCAGCCTGAATCTTTTTCATTGATGTGCCATCAGGCTGTATGCCTTGTGCACGTGCAGCAGAATAAGCATTAAGTTCTGCTTCCCACTTCTTCTTGCTGGCCATCTTGTTTCCGTTAGCATCTCCAGTGTTCATCTGGATATTAGATGCTCGTAAACACTCACCCCAGTTGGCGTGGTCTTGTGTAGGACACCCAGTTCTACAATTACTCATACTGTTATTACCTCATATCCTGCAGCAATTAAGTCTGCAGCAATCGCATCTGATACTGGATATTCGTGACCACCAATGTAAACCTCAGTAGCCAATGCAATCTCATCTTGGGATGGTTCACGTATTTCTACATATTGACCATCTATCTTTAATACGCTAATACTTCTTAACATTTTATAGAAGTAAAATAAGCGATGTCCACCTATTGGTCCTTCTTCAATGGTAGGTGGAATTAATACGTATCCCATTAGTTCCTTTCGTGAACCTAAGAATGGTAAGGGCCGAAGCCCTTACCAAACTTAAAACAACGAATCAGGTTGCGTTAATGCTTGAGCCTGTTTCAATGCGATACAATGCTGCCTGACGGTAGATTGCAAAGCCAAGTACTCCGTACCATCCGATTGGACGGAAACGCATTAACTTGTCTGTAACAGGACCAATCACTACGTGTGGCTCTTCTGATACGGCTTCTGCCAATGCTTGCTTTCCAGCGAAGTATGAGCGGAATACACGTGCAGAGGTAGCACCATCTGTAGCGTTGTATAGACGTGGAGACTCGATAAAGTAAGCACCTTCGTACTCACCAATCTCTCCAGCCCAGATGTTATCATTTGACTGATACTCATGTGGAAGTCTCCAACCGCCTGCGCCTGTTTCGGCGCGTAGGTCGTGTGAGACTTCTGGGTGTACGGCAGCCCAGTACATTGAACCCTTACGAGGAACAGCCTTACCTGCACGTAGTTTGGCTACTGTCTTGCGAACAAGAGCAGAAGTCAATCCCATGCCTGATGTAACGGTTCCTGTAGAGGTTGCAGCACCACCATAGAATACGTTGTCGCCAGCACGTAGTGTAGTCTGGGCAACTTCGTCAACGCTGTCAGCCATATTGAAAGCGATGATGTCAGCAATTGCTGGGTCAACATCGGCTAGGCTGAATAGTTGCAACTTGCGTGTTACAAGTGCAGCATTTCCGTATTCGGCTAGTGTAACGGTAACCTGTGAAGGTGTACCTAGTGCTACTGAGTTAGGGTCAACTTGCTCTGATAGAGCAGTTGTAGCCTGTGACAAATCTGTGTAGATTTGTAGAACAACTGATGAACCTGGCATTGCTTGTTGTGCTGGACGCTTGTCAGCAACACTACGAAGTAGTGGCTGGGAGCGTAGTGCGAACTCAACAAGACGGTCGTATGCCTTCTGAACGAGACCTGCACCATTAGATGGTGTGAAGGTACCTACGTTAGAAGCAGTGTTATACTGACCGCCACCAAGGCCACCATTTGTTGACTGTGCGCCGCCCGAGAGGGCAGTATAAACAGTTGACATTTAGTTTCCTTTTGTAGTTTAGTAGTTACTAATTACTGCCAAAGATTAAATTTTCTATTTCCTCAGCAGATTGGGCTTGGTCAAGGCGTAACATCATGTCATCTAAGCCAAAAGGTGATACGGCATCAGTAGTGATGGCATCCATTTGTCTCATTTGAGCAAGTGTTCTTTCTTGTTTAGGCCCGTCGTTTTGAACGACAATTCCAAAGTCTTCGCCATTTTCAAATACCCATTCCTCGATAGCCTCTGCAGATGCATCGATGTCGGATGGGATGTATTTAGCAATTGATGTGCGAACACCCATGGACTCTAGAACGGATTTGACAGTTGACTTGCGTTGCTCCGTACGGAGTGATTGCAGTTCTGCTTCCAGTTCCTTTGCACGCTTTTCATTAGCACGTGCGGCACGGCGCAACTTCTTGACTAAATCGGTTGAGTCATCCTCAATACCGTAGTCATCATCGTCGTCATACCATTCTTGATTGTTGCTCATAGCAACTATCTCCCTTTCTTTGTTGTTATTCGCAGCGCACAATGCAATCGGGGTAATTACATCGGATGCTACTATCGGACTTTTACATAAGTGAGGCCGACCGATTCACTTAGATTCTAATATGAGCCTGTTCGTCTACGACCTAGGCTTGTACTTCCAGCAGTACCTGACTGTCCCATGAATGCTGATTGCTCTTGCTCAGCAAGACGACGGCGACGTTGAGATTGCATTCCTTGGAACTGCTCTCGTTCTAACTCTCGTTGCAATCCAGAAGCATCTGGAGTTGTACTTGTGTACATCTCTGATAGTTGTGTTAAACGTGGTTGAGTCAAAGCAATTTGCTCAAATCCAGCACGGGCTTGTTCACGGGTTACACCCATACCTGCTAACTCAGAAGCAGCACTAACATCAAGTCCACGAGACCTAGCCTCGGTTCCAACTTCAGCAGTTCGTATTTGTCGTTGTAATTCAGTTGCTCCCTTGTCACCAAGAAGCAATGCTTTGGCCACTGAGGTGCGTGTAGACAATGGGTCAAGTTTAAGAGTTGTTTGTAACTCAGACTTTAATCCAGTATCAGCACTGTCATAAATGTCAAATACTTTTGTAACTCTATCTTCTAACTCAAAAGGAGATACTTGATTTCCAACTAGTTGACCAAAGGTAGAACGATTAGCAAGTTCACCTAATCCTCTAGTTACTAATGCTTCTCTGTATGCTCTTTCTTGTGCAAGATAAGTTTCAGCATTAAGAGGTTCGATACCTTTTTTAACTAAATCTACGTTGCCAGAAAAACGCCTAGAAAATACACTATTAGGATTGGTGTAGTCTTGCATTTTAAGAATAATAGTATCAGAGTCTAATCCACTTATAAAGTCTGGATAGGCCGACTTAACAATCTCGTCAATGAAAGCATCTTCCTGGTCAAAGAATAAAGACTTTAAAAATACTTTTAATTGTGCGCTAGCAGTTTGAGCCGCTTCTGTTTTTAATAAATCTTTTTCTATTTGTTCAACAGTTTTACCTACGGTAGTTCCCTTGCCAGGGACTATTGCACCACCACCATCAGTTGAAGTTGTAAGTTCAGGCTTTGGTACTGTACCTGCTTTATAAATTTTAATGCCAAAGCCCTCTACACCTGTACCTCTAGGGTCAGAAACGCTTTCATACTTTGCTGCTAATTCAGGACGAGTATTTTGTAGAATACTTAATGCGTAACCAGGGCCATCAGGTGAAGGGTCAGAACTTCTTGAGCCAATACTGTCTTCAATTCTTTTTATTAAATCAGCAACACTATAATTTTGACCACCAAATACTACAGTATCACCAGCAGTGGTTTCTTTTGTAAGTGCGGGTAACTTTGTTACCAACTTACTTTCTGTTTCGTCAATTAATGCTTGACGTTCATTTATTCTATCTTCAATTTTTTTAAATTCAGGAGAACCTGGTTTGGTTTTTTGAATACGCAATTCATCTGCTGTTTGATTCTTTATTAATTTGTCTAAGGCAGCAGATGAAGGTGTTGGTACATTAAAAGAACCACCACCATCTATATTCATTTGTGAATAATCAATTGTCATTACTAACCCAATCCAGTTATTTTGTTTACGAGTTTTTTACCAAAATCTAAATACGTATCTCTGGCATTTTCAGTTGTTTGCCAACGTGGGTCACTACGTAATTTTTGTTTAAATGTTCCTAAAGGCATAGAGGAATAGTTGCCTTTATCATCTTTGTAAGTTAAAGCGTCTGAGACATACTTACCAATACCGACAGGATTAGTAATATCAATTTCGCTCTCATCTACTTCTAGTAACTGAGAAGCCCAACTACTATAAGTATCTCCAATTTCTTTTACAGTAACGCCTTGCATAATTAAATCTTTATATCCAGGGTATAGGTTGGCAGCATTACGACGAATCTTATCAATGATATCGTCTTGAGTTACATCACCCTTTACTACTTGCATAGCATAAGTAGCAGCCATATCTTCACTGAGACGCTGGCCATAGTTACGAGCCTGCGCCATAAAATCATCTTGGTAAGTTCCTAGAGTACCACCTAAATCAAAGATAGTATCTGGATTTTTTTCTAAAGTTAAAAACTCTGCCTTGACTGTGTTATCAACTTCACTTCTCCAATTGTTATAATTATCACGGTATAATTTTTTAGCCCGCTCAACTAACTTTGGGTCAGAACTTGAAATCCTTTTGCCAGTAAATATAGCAATTCGGTTTGATAATTCTCTAGTAATATCATTAATAGTCTTACCATAACTAGCAGTATCAGAAGCCTCTGCTGCCTGAGCAAGACGTTGGTTTTCAGTATTCTTACTATACCACTTACTGGCTTGAATAGCAGATTTAAATTTTACATCAGTCCAGTTTTCTTTAATGGCAGTTGTAAGTACCTTCATCAACTCTTTGTTGTTAACAAATAAACCATAAGCATAGGCATAACGCTCAGCAAAGATACGCTTTTCTTGTTCAGTTAATGCGCCTATGTCACCATTAGCAGCGTTTAATTTATCGCTGATTTTCTGGTAATCATCTTTAGGCGTTATTTTATCTTCTGCCACTGTATCTCCGCTTGATAGTTTTATTGTTTCAGTGTTAGCCATATCAGAACCTATGATACGTAGGGCACTTCTAGCACCCTCTACACGTGTATCTAATCTTGGTTTACCAGGTTTAACATAACTAGACATTAATATCTCTGTTGCTTGGTCTACATTATTAGATTCCTTATAGGCTTTCAAATCAATTTCACCGCGAGATGAGTAAGCCTTTAATTCATGGTCAATGTATGCAATCTGAGTTTTAAAATCTAATGGATTTAGTTTACGTCCTTTAGCCCATTTTTCTAATGCAGACCAACGAGCATCTTCAGTCCATTGTAGAATACCTCTACCTGGGCCACCACCAATTTGCTCTTGGGTTGGCTTTAGGTTTCTACCTTCTCCAATTAGATTACCTAAAATACCAGCAGCAGCCGCTTCACTATAACCTCTTTTGGTAAAGAAATCCATAGCATATTTAATGCGACCTTCAACTGTATTAAGAT